TTCCTGTGTTTAAGTGGGCACTTACATCGTTATCAGAATAACTACCACCACCTGACTGAGATATCCAAGCATAGTCAGAACCGTTCCAACTTAATACATCGTTTGTGCTAGCACCTGAAACATTTAAATGTGTATCAACATCGGAGGTTGAAATACCTCCACCGCCTGAAGGTAATGCTGCCCATTGATAATCTGTTCCGCTCCATTGTAATACTTCGTTAGTCTGTGCACTACCTACATTAATATGAGCATCAACATTAGTATCAGCATAAGTACTACCTGATGTCATTTCAACCCAGCTATAAGAACCGTTTGCGCTTGTACCAAGTACATAACCATCGGTTTCACTATTTAATATATTGGCCGAATATACAAACGTGTTAAGAGGGTCTGTGTAATTAGTAATTGCTCCGCCTGAAGTATCAGAGAGTAATTTTCTCCAAGATCCATGAGCGTAATATAAGGATCCTGTGTCGTGTGCATGTCCGATTGAACCGTGATAGGTACTTGGACTAACGGCAAGCAACTCTGCTTCCGTATCGTATAAGAATGATATCTTGTTTGGTTTTCCTGCATAATCCAAATTTCCATTAATATCAAATAAATTGACTGGATTATTTGCATCACCTAATGCAAGATATAACTCGTTAGTGTTATCGTTTGTTTTATCGAATGCATTACGTAACGGATCGCCTGTTCCGTCATTTGCTGATGCACCGATATTAATTATTTGCTTGGCCATAGCTATTCTTTCCTAAAAAATTTTTTAATTAATTATTTATATTCTAATATGAAATGTCAAAGTTGTTCTCAAGATAGTTAGTTAACATATTTCTCATATCTGGAGATACGACGTGTCCTACGTCGTCATTTAACCATATTACATTACCATAATTACTTACCTGACTGTTTGCCCCGTATGATAAACGATTTCCGCTTGGAATATTATATCCAGACCATCCATAGGCCTGAGCAAATCTCCACGCAGATTCTTCAGCACTTATAAACTTGGTACCAAAAGTTTCTGAATATTGGTCGTTTCCTCCAAACGGAACTACTGTATCTTGTTCACCATTCATAAACAATAATCTTCTTAATGGTATTGTAGTTTGTTGTGTATCGTAACCGTCATATGGGTCAAAGTCATTACCTGTATTTTCATGATTTGAAGGATAATAGAAATTGCTGTTTCTATATTGACCTTCGTGCATTTGCGATATCATACAGACAATGGCATCAACCGCAGGATCATCAATTTCAATAGCAGCTCTCAATGCAAGAGCACCACCGTTAGATGTACCTACAATACGAATCTTGGTTGAGTCAACATTAGTATAACTCTTAAGTGTTTCAATTAATTCTTCTAACATTTCAATGTCAGGTCCGTTAGAAGTTTCGTTAGCAATGTTCCACGAATTTTCGTATCCTTGAACACCGATTAAAATATGTCCTGGTAAATCGTTGGCAAAGTTAGTAACCATTCCTGCACCATTACCACCATTCCCGTGTAATAAAATTGCTACAGGATAAGGACCAGTACCTGAAGAAGGCATACCTACTGTTATGTCATAGTCATGGAATCCTTGACTCCAATTTCTTGTTTGTGTCAAATCACTAACAGATCCTGTACTTAATGTTAATCCACCTGTTCCACCAGGTTCATGGTCTGCTGAAACTAATGTACTATCTGAAGTATAATTAGTAACACCTGCATTAAGTTCTGTAATTTCTGCTACATCAAACGGAGAACCTGTTCCTTGGTCATTAAATAATCTTAAGAACCTTGGTTTGATTGTTCCGCCTGCGTATGCTTTGAAAATAAAATCACCAAATAGTTTTGTACCTGCTAGGTGAACATTTTCTTTTAATAACTTTTCGTATTCTTGTAAAGGAAGAGACGATTTAACTTGATAAGAATATTCTTGGAAGAAATCACTATCTTGGATTCTCATTCCTGAATCGTAATATTCTAATTGTGTATTCGCGGTTTGTCCTGGCTGTATTCTATAACCACTTAAATGAGAATTTTGACCTGCCCAGTAACCTTCTGTCTTACCTTGTGTTTCAGCTTCGATAATACCGTAAGCAATAAAGTCATTATTTGCTGTTCTTAATTCACCAAGACCTTGGTCAAACCTTTCAAGTTCGTCGTCAGGAACTTCGTATTCAACATATCCAAATCCTGAATTTAAAATATTTACTTCTTTTACTTTACCGACAGCAAATTCTGTCGAAGCATTCATAACTGCGTTTTCACCAAACTTTTCTGGATTATTATAATCGTTTGAAATGACAGAAACATTAAATTGGAAACTTGGATTACTTGCTAATACAATATTTTCATCTGAATTTAACCCATCATAATTAAATGGAGTTACTTTAATAACACCTGCAGAAGAATCAACTGATTTTACAACACCGAAGATATTACTTGTGACACCTTTGATTCTATCACCAATATCAAAACTACCTGCTGTCGCATCATCAGTAAATTTAACAAGCTGATCTTTTCTATCAAGGTTTTTAATTAATGAATCTTGTGCAAGAGCAAATACATCAAAGTTATAACCGTCTCCTGGGTTAATATTATTAAATCCAGAAATTCTTCCTATTGTTAAATCTTGAATATCAAACGCCTGGTCAATTGGAGTTGATAAATTAACAGGAGAAGCAGTACCTGAGAATGGTGCGGTTGCTTCGTAATCAGCTGCATTCAAAACTGTTGTTAGGTGTGGTGATATCACATCAGTAATAACAGAAGCAATTGATGTATCAGTCAATCCTGAAACAATTACATCATTAACATCACTTGTGTCAGGATATAAAAGTCCAGGTGAAGAATCATTCTTTGCTGATAAAGCAACACCTTCGGCAAGCATATCAATTACAATGTCAGGATCATTAACAGGGTCGCCTCTATCTGTTGATATTGTTATACTTCCATCAAATTCATCCGACCCATTCATCTTAACACCAATGGCGGATCTGTTTTGTCCTACAATAACACCTGTCTTACCATAATTATCTTCTAATGTTTCACCTATTCTAAATTCTTGATTATATCCGTCTTCAGAATTATCTAAAATGATTGCTTGGTTTGAAACAATTAAACGAGTGTTATCTATTGTATAACCATAACCGCCATCCAATAACTCATAAGTAATTTGTCCTGAAACTTCATCAGTAACATCTGTGACAATTGCTTTACCTGCATAACCATCTTTTTGTTTTACATCAAAGATTTCACCGACTTGTCTACCCGCGGCATTTCTTAAAGGACTTGGATTAGTACTAGTACTTACTCGTTCAACAACAGTAAATTTTGATAGTGATCCATTTGTTTTACCAAAAGCAACAACTTCTCCATTGATATTACAAAGAATGTCTTCGTACTTTTTAAATGTACCTTGAATTCCGTCGAGATACATTACTGGAGTTTTAACACCATTTAAAATAAAGAAGTTAATTGACCTTACTGATGCCTTTGCTTTTGAAATACTTCCTTCTATATTACGAGCTAATAAATCAAAGTAAGTGTATTCTTTATCTGATTTGGAAAGAAAGAAATTATTATTTGGAAACATTTGTAAATATACACCTTGCTTCCATACTGAATCTGAAACCTTCGCCATTTTCTCGGCAGGATATACAATTTCAATATCATGCTCTTGATAGAAAATAGCAAAGAATAATTCTATACCACGAGCAGTACCTTTTGACCTATACAAGTCAAGGATATTCTTAATAATGAATTTAATGATATCAGATTTAAGAGGAAGGTCAGCAAGAAACTTTTTCTTGAAGAATATAATCATACTCTCCAAAGTAGAATCTACATCTCTTGTTTCAAACATTCTTCTTGCTTGATAAGTATGTTGATTTGATGTTGTTTCAGACCACTTATAATAGTCCTCAACTAATTGAACAAGCTCAGGTCCATCTTCCCTATAAATCGCAGGGAATTGTGTTTTTATGAAAAGCGATATATTTTTTTCGATTTCGCCCTGAAGCATTATTCTTCTCTCTTATTAATAACTCGATGTTGTTGTATTAGGAGGATTCGTTGCCGATTGAGTTGCGATAGGAGTTTGGAATTCTTCCAAGTCCATTGTAACTTTAACATCTGTATCTCTTAATATAAACACACGCCCTTGTGGCGCTTTTACATCGTTATCTATTGTCTTGGCTGATACTTTAATTGCACTGCCTGTAAATGATTCTACTTTAAAGTTTGTTAATTTAACTTCACCTTTTTCGTAATCAACTGTACCTGCGGTTGGATTTAAAACTTGTGGGTTAGTAATCTCATCAGTAATAATCATAATGTTTCCATTACCATCATCTTGGAAGAATACACAAGTACCATCTTGGTCAAATGGAGATGACTTAATCGCAGGTTTATAACTTGTAAATCCATTTGCTGCCTTATAAGGATAAGGCTTAATTAGTTTAGTTTCAAATCTAAATGTTGGGTTTGTATTAAAATTGAGCGGTGGTGAATATTCAATAATTGGACATATATTCAATTCATTACTTTGAATGCCAGGATCCAACGAATCAATGATTCCTGAAAGTTTAGATGATCTTAATGTTTTATCAAACCCTTCAAGATTGTCATCAGAATATTTTTGAATTGCATCTCTTACCAATTGTTCAAGTTCATCAGCATTCTTTTCTGTATTCTTTCTACTATAATTTACAATCACCGTCATATCAGCATATACGAATTCTGTTTGTTTAAAGATAGGCTCAATACCTAATGGAGCACGTTCTCTTAAATAAGCAATATATGAATTAGATAATGTTGAAGAAATGATTTGCGTATCGTCGTTTAGATATACAGAAATCGCAACTCTTCCAAACTGAGGTGGGTCAAGCTGTTCTCCACCGTAAGCAGATACCGCAGAAATTTCAGGGAATGCTTGTTGTAATAATACTTCGTAATCTTTTGTTGTGACTGCTCTTTCTTGAACCTGTAATGCTTTAGGAGCAAAGTATCGAATGGATTCCATTGATTCTCTTTCAGCACCACCTGCTGCAGGTGATATTGTTCTACAACTAATTGTTGCACCTTCAATAAAACTTGCACTGAAGTCTTGAGTTGAACCTGCTCCGTTAGGTTCTTCACCTGAACAGATTCTATATCTTACTCTTACATCCTCAAACTCTTGTGGTTGTAAACCAAACTGATTCTTACCAAAGTAAATTGAATAACGATCATCAAGATAAGGTTCTAAATAAAATACTTTATCTTCAGGCTGAACACCGTAAATGGTATTTGCTCTTGTGAATACATTTGCATCGTCAGTTGCTTCAGCATCAACAAACACAACAATAGAATCAGTATCCACTTCGTTGTTTGTTAAATAAACTCTTAATACTCCATCAGCATCAACAATGAATCCTTCTCTTTGGAAGCTCTGTAGCATTTCACCTTCGTATACATCAACATTATCTACAACGAATGTTCCTGGCCCATAGGTTGTTCCATCATTTGGATTTGTTCCTACAACACGACGAGCAGTATATACTTCATCGGTTACGAAGGAATAACTTTCTCCTTGATAAGTAACAGCAAATTCAGAGTATCTTGGAATTGTAATTGTAGATTCTGTTAACTCAGGATTTACAATCGTAACTTGTAATGTTGCTTTTGCTGACTTACGTGAACGAGGAATATAATTTAATTCTTTTGCATGGGAAACGATTGAGTTCTTGAGGACGGCAGAGTCAAGAAACATTTCGTTAAGAGCCATATTTGTATAGAAATTATTTTGATAACTATTAAACGCAAGAACGTCTAATAAGACACTCATATTTGAACCTTCAAAGTTATAATCTTTGAATTGCGTTTGTGTTTGTAAATACGTTCTAAATTGACTTTTAATTGCATCAAAGTCAAGTTCTGTAATCGGGGTCTTTGGATTTGCCATCTCTATCTATTCCTTTGTAAAATAATATCTAACTCGATTGGTTGCTCAACATTACGAACATAAAAAGTAATGTTAACAAATACCTGTCCATTATCGGGATCTGAACTTACTCCTACGTTAATCAACTGTGCTCTAGGTTCGTATGTCTGAATCGTTGATATTACTCTGTCTTCTATTAGTTTTAAAGTACCGGGTGTTAAATTTTCAAATAACATTGCTCGAATGCTGCCACCGAGATTAGGTTGCATTAATCTTTCACCGCGGTCAGTTAATATTAAATTCTTAATAGCTTCTTTAACCGCATCTTCATCTTTTAACATGGCGATATCTTTTGATACCGGACTTATGCGCAAGTCTTTATGGAAATCAGAGTTAAGACTGATTTTCTTTCCTTTCGGTGAAATGATATCTGCTATTGCCATTAAATTATTTCTCTTATATCTAAATGAATCTTATCATCGTATTCTTTAACGTATTTGAATCCATTCTTTAATGCTTGTTCTATAAACACCGAAGGATTTGGTATATCAGATTTTTTAACATCAACAACCAAACCGCTTAAATGCGAATTATCTTCAGGACCATTGGCTTTCTTATTATAAGCTTTACTTACCCAGCCTTCTGTAATAGTAAGTTTACCTGAAACACCTGCTGCCGCTTTAGTTCTTACTAAATATACTTTCACATCAAGGTCAACTCTTGTCCATGCGTATATTCCATCACCTTCTTTTTCGTCGAAGGATTCACCTTCAACTCCAAATGTTGAATCTGCACCACTAAATACGTTACCGCATCTTGGTAAATTTTTATATTCTTCTGGTGTTATTGGCTTAACATTTTCAATTTCATTACCATCATTCGTTACAACCGTTCCACCAGGAGAAGTCCATTTGCCTTCTAATCTATTTATTACCTCTTTCCTAGTTGTTGGAGAATACCTTATGGCTCCTGCTCTCACCGCCGTCGACTCATTAACTCTAGAAATCGTTTTAAGACGGTCTACGATAGTACTATATCTCCTTGTATAATCATCAAGAGGTTTATTAATATCCCTTATAAGGGCTTCTATGTTGCCTGCGAGGGCACAAACACGAGCAACTAGGTATTGTATTTCCTCAATACCAGGTGAGTTAAATAAGCTTACTGCGTAATCAATTAATCCAACTAATTTGTCTTTAATACCTTTCTTATTCTCTTCAGTAAAGAATGCGCACATTTGTTCTCTTGTTGTCATAATACCTTTTACGACTTTACTGTTTACAAATGTTTCTGCTCCTTCAGTAATTTTACTTGGGTCAAAATTATCAATGATATCCTGTACTTCTTTAAAGACTTTATCAACGACTTCTTTAATCTTATCTTTAATTTCTTTAATAAGAGCTCGTATAATTCCCTCTTGGAATAAGTCTGCTATACCATCATATGATCTTATTTTATTTACAAGTGCCATGGCATCAGCAATGATACCTTCAACAGTTCCAATTAAATCAAAGAACGCATCAACCGATGCAAAGAATTGGTCAAACTTATTACAGAATCCACCTAAGATAGAAGTATTAAAATCGTTTTTATAATATGAATCTAAATTTCTTGCTAACCTAAGTGAATCACCTTCGTTTAAGAAATTATCAGGTACATAGTTATATGCTTGCATGAAGTCCGCCATTTCTATATTAGAAATATTGCCTCTTCTCCATCTATCAGCAAGGTCAGGATAACTATCAAGAGATCCAATTTTTTGTCTTAATAATCCATTTACATAATCAGTTACTTTATAGATTCCGTCGCCATATTTGTTAATTGCTCTACCTAAAGGATTTGACTCTGCATCTCTAACAATACTTTCAGCAACTGATTGAGTCACAGCATCAATTTGTGCAAGAGTATATCTTCCTGCACCGTCCACCACTCCGGTATTTGAAATGTTTAGAGTATTCTGAACTAACTGATTACTATTGTCTACACAATCCGTCATACTAGGTTCCTAAGATTTTTTGTTTGGTCTTTAGCCGAATCATCAAGTGCAGAAATATAACCACCTGAGTATCCCATCGCAAAATAACCTTTAGGTACAATCGCGGTTGATTTACTTGGAGGCTCTGGTGCTTTAACCATATCCATTCCCCATGCACCTAAATCAATAGGTAAGAAATCAGCAACAATAGATAAGAATGCAGATGCAGGATTTAATATCTTAGCATAGAACTCTGCACTATTACCTGTAGGATATGCCCAACCTGAAGTAATCCCAGGAAGAGGAGCAACGACAGGTGCGGAAACAGCAGGAGGTAATAAAGCAGGTACACTCGGTATTGAAACCGAAGCAACTGGTACACTATATGCTCCGTTATAAGATACAGGACCAGAAGGTAATGGTGCACCTATTGTTGTAAAGTCACCTCTTGTTGCTGCGACTGATGTAGCAATAACCGATGGAGAATTAACAACAGTGCTTGAAGTAATTGCGCCTGAGTTAATAGCAGTTGTATTGAATACTCCTGTATGAGATGTAGTGACTGAAGCAATTTGCATGGAAGGTGTTGTTAAGCTCCATCCTGGCGTTGGCACTGATGTTCCTGTTAATAATGTAG